GAGCATCCTCCGCTTTTTTAAGTTTCTGTAATTGTGTGCCGTACACGCCTAACTGACGCACTAATTGAGCTATCTCGTACTCGTCAACGCGGTTAGGTTGTCTGATTCTTAACAGACGCGCAAGGCGTTTTGCTTTGGCTACATCATACATGTTAAAACTCCTTGACAACAGCTTCAGTTTTAAAGCTATAGCCTAGCGCTTTAGCGTGTCTGATGATGTCGTGCGTTATGGTTGTGCTACCTGCAAGCTTTGCGATTAACAAAGCTGTTTCGTTCATAGGATACAAACGAGTTTGTCCGTAAACTGAACGCTCTTCAATAATTGCTGTCTTGTCTTCCATTTTATATCTCCTCATTATTGTCGTTAGTAATTGCGATGTACATCATGTATACACTTGATCCGCTAATAGCGAACAATAAAACAAATTGCGTCGCGCTTGTCAAGTGGAAATGATTATTTAGTAAACCCGATAGCGCTATCAGTAGCGCCGGTAAAGTTATTGCCAGTAGTTTTTCAAGTGACATTATTTTAAACCTCCCTAAGATTGTTATACAAGACCATGCCGTACTCTTCGTCCTCGTTCCTGCCTGAGATTTTTATTCCTTTACCCGCCTTTAAGTAATTCCAAGCGCTCTCAGACAGCTGTATGGCCGTTTCATTGTTGATATTAATCTGTACAAAGTTAGGCGATATTTGACACCTAGCCGCTCGCATACCCTCGATAACGTCCGTAATTGTTGCTTCTTTACCGTCTATGTCTATTTTCATTGTGTGCGCTCCTAGATTGTGTACCAGTTGATTAATGTTAAACGAGTGTCGTGTTGTGCGTTAGCTCTTTTTTTAATCCAGTCGTTCAAGATAACAAGCTGATTTTCTGGGTCAGTTTCTATCATGTCATACTCACCATGAGACACCGCAAAATTACTGATGTCAATCTCTCTGACCACTTCCTCGCCTTCTTGAGTCCTCATTGTTACAATAATTGATCGCATTGTTATAGCTCCTCTCCTAGAAATTGAAGTCCCTGATCGACATTGCCGTCTTCAAAACCGTTGAACTTTCTTACCTCAGTCATCCACTTTGAGTTCTTCTTCAGAGCTTTTGCAGAAATCGACTGATATTTTGAACTATACCTATAAGCCTTGATACAACTACTGTAAGGGTCTGATTCTATATATCCTAGCCCACGTTTAGCCGGTGGTACGTCTGGGTTATGATCTATCAGAACCATGTAAACTGCTCCCTGTGGCATCCTGTAAGCGATCAGAGCGCGTTTTTCGATAGTCGCTAGGACCATGCCCTCTCTCCATGATTGATTAGCATGGAACTCCACGTTGTCACCCGCCTCGACCTGTCGCTGTTTGGCGGCCTCTTGTCTTCGGTATTTCTTAACCTCATCTATCGCGAGTCGCTCTGGTTCAGTCCAACCATGCCCAGACGTTTGCCAGTCGTGCCAAATTTCGTAGTAGTGGGTTTCGTCCTCTGTAATCAGTCCGTCTTCAATAGCAAACTTTCTGAACTTGCTGTCCTCAAGGACAATATGCCTGCCTGCCTGTCGATATAGTGGACGGTTGATATCAGCGTCTGATCCGAAAGCAAAAAAGTGATGCTTTAAAGGATTGTGAGCACATTTAATAATGACTATTTGCACATCATTTCCAAGTTGTTTAAATAGATTTACTGAATCGTGATGTTCTGAGGATATACCGCACAAATCTTCATTCCCTATTCGATACTCTCCGTCAGTTATAAACTTGACGACTTCAAACCCTTTCAGGTTTTTAGCAGATCGGTTACGGTTGTTTTTTTCAATTGTCCATTCTCTTAATTCTGTCATGTGTGTAGCTCCTATAAAATTTATATTAAATATTGTATCTGCGATGATTTTTGATCTGCCATTTTTCAATGACAGGCTCTCCGTAATCATTAATATCTACGATAATGTAAGCGGTCTTTTTTAGAATTTTTGCATACCGCCAACTTCCTTCATTATCTACAAACACTCTGTGCTGAAATTCTGGGTATACCGTGTCCTCAATAAAATTATTGTGAGCGGCATACTCAAAAAAATTGTCGGTCTCAGACTCTCGGAAATAACCACCATTTTCTAGTGGGTAAAATCTTGATGGTGCGTATGACATAACTATACCTCCTCAATATCGAATAACTTTATCAGTGGGTGTGATTTTTAACACATAGTAAATAGATTTCTTTGATTTACTATATGTATTGTTGCTCCAATCTTGCATAACACCATCTTTAAAACAACTTATATGTGAGGGTGTTGAGATGTAAAAAACTCCTTTTGTGTTTTTTAACTCTCTTTGTACGGTTATTAGTGTTTTACTTTTAACCGGATAGTATTCTACTGTGTAGCCCATTTGTATTAATAATGCTAAGTGTTCTTTCTGTGGTGTTCCTCGTCTGTATTTACGTCCGCAATGCTTTGCTAATAATGCCTTAGCTCTGCTAGGTGCAATGTCTGTTGCGTTTGCAAATGCAATGACCCCGCAAAAATTATCTTCGTTATGGTGCTTTGTTAATATTCTCGCTTGTTCTAAAAATGTAAAACCTTTTTGTAGGTCTTGATTTTTATAATCTGTAAAGGGTGTTTTGTATTTTTTTATTCTGTGTAATTTTTTAGCACTGCCATTATTGGCAATTTCTTGCGCTTCTTTTAATATTTTTGTTACTGTTGATTCGTAAAACATGGGTAACTCCTTTTTAAATGTCTACTTATATATCCATCGAAATAGATATATAGGTAGACACTTAGCCAGTTTAGAGATCGCAATAAATTGCACAGTTTGCTTCTTCCTTACGACAACCGCAAAGCGACATTCTCAGCGTCTACAAACAAACTCTTTAACTGGCTCTGTGTCTTAGACAACCTCTCTGGTAAAACCTCTGATTCATACAACCACGGTTGCAATCGTGTAGCTTTAACAGCTTGTCTAGAGCCTTGCTAACCCTTCTATCCACTTAGCCTAGTATGATAACCGTCTGTTATGTAAGCGTTGCCGTGGCTACTTACCGAGTTACTAGGTACGTGTCTACTAAGATTCAATCTTGGTTAACAGCCCGCCTTTGATTTATGTCTCTTCGAGTGGCTCAACGATATTCCGTTGTCTTTTTGCGTCTCGCGTAAGTGGTTAAACTCAACCACAAATCCATGCTACTACAGTTAACGACTAAGTGTAAAGTTTATTTAGCTTTTTATTGAACTATTTATTAGGCACTCTAATAACGCCTTAAATAGGCGCTCTATTGGTGGTACTTTTTAATTTGGCTTTCTAAGCGATTTTCTAACGATACCCAATGCACTTTTATAGCCTATCAATAAAACTCAACACAGCGCCTCTCTGAAGCTCTAACACCTATGTATAAACTTGGCACGATAGTTGCTAGGTGTTTTGACTGTATGCAATAACTATGCCAGTGTTGACTGTGGAGTGCTATGCAATAATTATGCCAATTAGGTACGCGCATAGAAACACACACTTGTCAACCCAAGCAATAAACGTGCCAACTCTGTAAACAATATTGACAAGCAAGAACTATGCCAACTATGCAGATTGTGGATAACTATTTAGCCTGTGCATAAGCTGTGGATAACTTGTGGATAACTTCTGAGCCTGTGGATAAGCTGTGGATAAGTAGGCGGGGTTGTCTTTGAAGGGCGGGGGTGTGTTTGCCTCAACATAAATTGTGACGGTAGGCTACCAAACACAAAATAGTTGGATTTAGCATCGTTAATATTAACAAAAATAGCAAAAAAGATTATATAATCAATAACAACGTAACTAACTGTATTAATTGAGGAAATGATTGCGACTGCGGAGACAATTTAATAACGATAAATCCGCATAGTCGTTAACAGTGAAATAGTTAACAAAAAGACTTGACATTTGAGCAAAAGTATGCTATAAATACTACCCAGTTCTAAGGATCAAATAACTTAACGTTCCTAAAGAGGATAAAACAATGATACTGTTTAAAATAGCAGTTGGTTTAACATTTACTGTAGTAACAGTTTTTTGTTATTACTGTTTACATCTCACTAAAGATATAGAGAATTGGTTAAAATGACGACTTTAATAAAGAAAAAGAGAGGTCGTCCATCTAAAGCAAAAATAGAGTCTAACAAAAAAGGCAATAGAGGTAAAGTAGGTCGTCCTAGAGGTGATGCTTCAGCAATTGAAGAGTATAAAGCTAGGATGTTAGCTAGTCCTAAGAGCCGAGAAGTAATGGATTCAATCTTTAACGCTGCTTTAGACGATGACCACAAAAATCAATCTGCTGCGTGGAAACTAATTGTTGATAGAATTATGCCATTGTCTTATTTTGAAAAAGATAAGTTAAGCAATGGTAGAGCTGCTGTAAGCATTACAATTAATGGTTTAGAAACAGACAATCCTATCAATATAGGTGAAACTATAGACGGTGAATTAGAAGATGACGTTTAAATACTTTGAGTTAAATGAATTTGCGTGTAAGCATACAGGTAAAAATGAAATAAAACCTGAACTCATTAATAAGTTAGATGCGTTAAGAGAAGCGTGTGACTTCCCTTTTGTTATAACCAGTGGCTATAGAGACATTACACACCCTGCTGAAGCTAAGAAAAGTAAAGGTGGTGTACATACACAGGGTATAGCAGCAGATATAGGTGTTAGTAACGGCGTTCAAAGAGCTACAATTATTCGTAACGCTATTGCATTAGGTTTTAACGGTATTGGTGTTGCTAAAGGCTTTATACACGTAGATATACGTCTTTTACCACAAGTGGTTTGGACATACTAAGTGTCAGCAACACAAGAGTTAGAAATAAACCTGCTTCCGTGGCAGCAAGAGGTGTGGACGGATGAGTCTAGGTTTAAGGTTGTAGCAGCAGGTAGACGAACTGGTAAGACCAGATTAGCAGCTTCATTGTTGTTAGTTAAGGCACTATCGTCTAAGAATGGAAAAGTCTTCTATGTAGCGCCGACGCAGGGCCAAGCTAGAGACGTTATTTGGGATATGCTGCTTGAGTTAGGTCAGGGCGTTATTACACATAGCCATGTTAACAACCTAACTCTAAAATTAGTAAACGGTGCTTCTATATCGTTAAAAGGAAGTGACCGTCCTGAGACAATGCGTGGTGTCTCGTTAAGCTATGTTGTGCTTGACGAGTTTGCTGACTTTAAGCCTGAAGTGTGGGAGTTGATATTACGTCCTGCTTTGAGTGACTTAAAAGGACAGGCGTTGTTTATTGGTACGCCAATGGGTAGGAATCATTTCTATGATCTTTACTCAGAAGCGTCAGTAGGTAAGTTAGAAGGTTATAATGCGTGGCACTTTACAAGCTATGACAACCCTCTAATAGACCCTACAGAGATAGACAGTGCTAAACGTACATTGTCTAGTTATGCCTTTAGACAAGAGTTTATGGCTTCGTTTGAAGCTAGAGGCTCTGAGATGTTTAAAGAAGATTGGGTTAAGTTTAACGAAGAAGAGCCAGAAGGTGATTACTACATAGCTTGTGACTTAGCAGGTTTTGAAGAGCTTGGTAAGAAAAGCAACAAACGTTTAGATAACAGTTCTATAGCTGTTGTAAAGGTTAGTGAAAACGGTTGGTGGGTAAAGGACATTATTATTGGTAGATGGACGTTAGATGAGACAGCAGCACGTATATTTGACGCTGTTAAAGAACATCAACCAATAGCAGTAGGTATTGAGAAAGGTATTAGCAGACAGGCAGTAATGTCTCCTATCACTGACTTAATGAGGCGCTATAACAAATACTTTAGAGTTGAAGAACTTAGCCACGGAAACAAGAAAAAGACTGATAGGATTATGTGGGCTTTGCAGGGTAGGTTTGAAAACGGACATATAACGCTAAACAAAGGAGAATGGAACATACAGTTTATGGATGAATTGTTTCAGTTCCCTAACCATTTAGTGCATGACGATACCGTGGACTCACTAGCGTATATTGACCAATTAGCTAACGTAGCTTACGACTGGGGCTATCAAATAGAAGACTACGCAGAATCTCTTGATTCTTATACAGGATATTGATATGGAAGATTATACTGAAGACTCAGTAAAGATGCTTGAAGAGAACCTAGAAGATTGGGTGATGTATAAAGTTGACGATTGGCGTGAGTTCTTTGAGAGCAACTACGATAGGAAGTTTGATGAATACTATCGTCTGTGGCGTGGTATCTGGTCAGATGAAGATAAGACAAGAGAAAGCGAAAGAAGCAAAATAGTTAGCCCTGCTCTTTTACAGGCGGTAGAAAATAACGTAGCTGACATTGAAGAGGCTACGTTTGGTCGTGGTAAATTTTTTGATATTGAAGATGATCTAGGAGATACAGATAAAAGTGATGTACGCTTCTTGCGTGAAGCTCTGTCTCAAGAGTTTGCTAAAAATAAAATAAGAAAAGCTGTAGGTGAATGTCTCATTAATGCTGCTGTATACGGCACAGGTATTGGTGAGATTGTATTAGAAAAGAAAAAAGAGATGGTTCCTGCAACCGAGCCAGTCATGGAAGGCGCTATGACCGCTGTAGGCGTTAACGTCCGTGACCGTACTGTGGTAAAGCTACGTCCTATACAGCCACAAAACTTTCTTATAGACCCTGTAGCTACAGACATAGAAAGCGCTGTAGGTGTAGCTATTGATGAGTATGTGTCTTCACACTTAGTAGAGCAGTTACAAGAAGAAGGTGTATACAAGAAAGGCTACATTGGTACAGCAGCTTCAGACTTAGACTTAGAGCCTGATGAAGAGTTAAGTCAGCAGCCAGAGAACAAGGTTAGGCTGACTAAATACTATGGTTTAGTGCCTAGACATATGCTTGAGAATGCTTTTGACGAAGAAGACGAAGATATGGTCAACTTCGACAGTGAAACAGATGACGAAGGAAGAGAGGACTACTACGTTGAGGCTATTGTCGTTATAGCTAACGGTGGTCATTTGTTAAAAGCTGAAGCATCTCCGTACATGATGGAAGATCGTCCTGTAGTAGCTTTTCCGTGGGATGTAGTTCCTAGCCGTTTCTGGGGCATGGGCGTGTGCGAGAAGGGCTTTAACAGCCAAAAAGCGCTTGATGCTGAGTTAAGAGCAAGAATTGATGCTTTAGCCCTAACTGTACACCCAATGCTTGCTATGGACGCTACACGGATGCCTAGAGGCATTAAACCAGAGGTTAAGGCAGGTAAGCTGCTTCTAACTAACGGAAACCCTGCTGAAGTGCTACAGCCTTTTAACTTTGGACAGGTTCATCAAATAACCTTTGCTCAAGCAGAAGCTCTACAGCGTATGGTACAGGCTGCTACAGGCAGCTTAGACACAGCTCAACAAGCTATGAACGGTGGTGGTACAACGTCAGCAGGTAGCTCTATGAGCTTAGGTGGGATTATTAAACGCCAGAAGCGAACGTTAGTGAACTTCCAAGAAGCGTTCTTACTGCCTTTTATTGAAAAGGCTGCGTGGCGATATATGCAGTTTGAGCCAGAGTTGTTCCCAGTTAACGACTATAAGTTTGTAGCTACCAGTACGCTAGGTATTATTGCTCGTGAGTATGAAGTAGCACAGTTAGTACAGCTACTACAAACAATGCCACAAGAAAGCCCTGTATACCCTGTAATCTTACAGTCTGTTATTGATAACATGAACATCACTAACCGTGAAGACTTAATACAAACTATGGTAGAGGCTCAACAGCCTAACCCAGAACAACAACAAATGCAGCAAGCATTAGCAGAAGAAGAGAGAGCCTTTAAGAACAGCCAGACATCAGCACTGTCGGCACAAGCTAACGAGTCTAACGCTAGAGCGCAGAAGATTGCACTAGAAGCTAGAGGAGTGCCTGTAGAGCTAGAAACAGACCGTATTAAAGCTGTAGCTGCGTCTCAGAGGGCTAATGAAGACGATAAAGACTTTGAAAAACGCATGAGAATAGCTAATTTAGCGTTAGATGAGAAGAAACTAGGACTAGAAGTAGTCAAGGAGAACGGCAATGGTCAGCCACAAAGAACTAGAGAGCGTAGTTGAACAGGTTAATGAATCTTATGCTCGTTTAGACAATCGGATAGCTGAACTAGAACAAACTATAAAGAAATTAGCAGTAAAAACAGTAAAGAAAGAAAGTACAAAAAAGACTTGACTTTTCTATAGTTTTATGGTATAGTCGCGCCAATTAACATACTTGTCGATAAAAGTCAACAACTATTGTCCTAAAGAGGAGAAACAATATGGCAGTTTTGACAGATGATATAATACACTATGAGCAAATACAAGATATGTTGCTCACAGAAGGTTGGAAAAACGTAGAAAAAGAGATTTCTAACCTAGTAATTGGGATAGGGGGCATTGAAGCAGTTAAAAACAACGATGAACTCTATTTTAAGAAAGGGCAGCTAAATATAGCAAATCTTATACTTAATCTACCTACAACAGTAGACCAAGCTATAGATGCTCTTAGAAAGGAGTCGCAAGATGCCTAGACGTATCTACGAATTCCGTTGCTCCGACAATCACATCACTGAGAAATACATTGATGAGAAAGAAGGACAAACAACGTGTTCAGTATGCGACAAAACAGCGTTTAGGATAGTATCTGCTGTAAAGTGTTCTTTAGACCCTATATCTGGTCATTTTCCAGATGCTACGGCTAAATGGGCTAATAACAGAGACTATCAAATTAAACGCGAACGCCGTGAGGAGAACTCGTAAGAGCCTCACATAACCATCAATCTCCATAATGATTTAATCACGGAGTTTAATAATGGCTACATTGATAGACGAAGAAACAGGACGACAAGAGGAACAAACAATACCACCAGAAGTAGACACTATGTCTGACCTAGCCTCTGAAGAACCAGAACAAGCTAGTGAAGAACAACTGCCAGACAAGTATCGCAATAAAAGCGCTGCCGATCTGGTACAAATGCACCAAGAAGCCGAGCGTATGCTTGGTCGTCAAAGTGGAGAAGTTGGAGAGCTACGGAAGGTTGTTGATGAGTTTGTATTGTCACAATCCACAAAGAAAGAAGAAACTGTAGACGAAGAGGTTGATTACTTTACTGACCCTGAAAAGGCGATACAGAAAGCAATAGAAAATCACCCTGCTGTAAAGGAAGCTCAAAAGGCTTCTGTAGATATGAAAAAGAACAGCGCTCAGTCCATACTCAAGGATAAACACCCTGACATGGCTGAGATACTAGCTGATTCTAAGTTCGTTGACTGGGTGCAAGAAAGTTCTTTTAGAACTAAACTATTGCAACAAGCTGATCGAAACTTTGATTACGAAGCTGCTGATGAGGTATTCAGTTTGTGGAAAGATCGACAGTCTTTGATTGGTCAAACTGTAAACGCTGAGAAGTCTAGTAGGAGTGCTTCTATAAAGAGCGCATCTACTGGAGGAGCAGCAGGGACAGCAGAAACAAAAAGTAAAAAAGTCTTTAGACGTGCAGACATTATTAAACTAATGAAAACTGATCCTAACAGGTACGCAGCTTTATCAGACGAGATAATGTTAGCTTATCAGGAGGGTCGCGTTAAATGATTAAATAATTAAGGAAGAAATATAATGGCTAGTTCAACATATCCCGCCCAAGGCGGTGTAGTAAATAACACCAAAGCAGCAACCTTTATTCCCGAAATTTGGAGCGATGAAGTACGTGCAGCATATGAGAAATCGCTTGTCCTCGCTAACCTAGTTAAGAAAATGGGTATGCAAGGCAAGAAAGGCGATACAATAAACGTACCTGCTCCTATCCGTGGTACGGCGACGGCTAAGGCGTCAGGCACAGCGGTGAGCATTCAAGGCAATACAGAGGGTAATGTAGCAGTATTAATTGATAAGCATTTTGAGTATTCAAGACTTATCGAAGATATTACTGAGACACAAGCTCTTTCAAGTCTTCGCCAGTTTTACACTGGGGACGCAGGTTATGCCCTAGCGCGTCAGGTCGATACAGACCTCCACGGACTAGCAACAACATTAGGTAATGCTACAGGTAACTATGTAAACACAGCTTCGTTTTACTGTGACGCATCAACAGGTTTGACTGCTTTTGCGGATGACACAGTGACAACAGCAGACGTATTTACAGATGCTTGTTTCCGTGACCTAATTCAAAAGATGGACGACGCAGACGTTCCTTTTGATAATCGTTGCTTTGTAATACCACCTTCATTGCGTAATGCAATCATGGGTGTTGATCGTTATGTCTCCTCTGACTTCGTAAGTGGTCAGCCTGTACAGAACGGTAAGATTGGTAACTTATACGGCATTGACGTATTTGTTTCTACTAATTGTGCTGTTTCTGAGACTGCTGCTAATAACGCAGCGGGTGGAGAGATCAAAGCTGCTCTACTACTTCATAAAGACACATTCGTGTTAGCAGAGCAAATGGGTGTACGTTCGCAGACACAGTATAAGCAAGAATGGCTTGCTAATCTATATACTGCTGACCAGTTGTATGGTGTAAAAACTATGCGTCCTGATTCTGCTTTTATTATGAACGTTAATGCCTAAATAGGAGCGGGGGAGACAGCATTTCGGTGTTGTCTCCCTATTTTCTTTATGCGTAAAAAAGACCCTAAATTGACCAGACTTGGAGTTAGCGGGTATAATAAGCCAAAACGTACTCCTAACCATCCTACAAAAAGTCATGTTGTATTGGCTAAGGACGGTAACACAGTAAAAACTATAAGATTTGGACAACAAGGCGTTTCAGGAGCAGGTAGCAACCCTAAGACTTCTAAAAACAAAGCCAGACAAAAATCATTTAAAGCTAGACACGCAAAAAACATAGCTAGAGGGAAAACATCAGCAGCTTATTGGGCTGATAAAGTAAAGTGGTAATTAACAGGACACTCCCATGACAGTCATTATAACTAAAAATAGCTCTACCGCTTCTGCTGTCCCTACTAGCTCAGACCTAGTTAAGGGCGAACTAGCCGTCAACGTAGCGGATAAAAGACTTTATACAGAAGACGCTTCAGCAAACATTATTGAGATAGGTATTAACCCTAGCTCTATTACTACTACTACTGGAACTGTTACAGGCACACTTACCGCTAACGGTACGTTAAACTCTAGTAATGCCGTCCTTACAGGCGGTACAGTCAACGGTATGGTTATAGGTGGTAGCTCTGCTTTAGCTATTACAGGCACTACCGTAACGGCTACTACAGGCTTTGCAGGTGACTTGACAGGCGCGGTGACAGGCAACGTCACAGGTAATCTACAGGGCAATGTCACTGGAAATGTCACAGGAAATTTGACAGGAAATGTTACGGCGACATCTGGTACTACCAATTTACATAATCTTGCGTTAACAGGTACGGTAGACTTTAACACCGCACGACTAACAGATATTGGTACGCCAGTTTCTGCCACTGACGCTGTGACCAAGGCGTATGCCGATCAGCTAATTACAAACCTTATTGATGGCGCGCCTGCTGCATTAGACACACTCAATGAGCTTGCTGCTGCCTTAGATGATGACGCAGCCTTTCACACAACAGTAACTAACTCTATCGCATTAAAGCTACCTCTTGCGGGTGGTACTATGAGTGGCGCGATAGCAATGGGTACTAACAAAATTACTGGAGCAGGTGATCCAACTGCTGCACAAGATTTAACCACAAAAGCTTATGTTGACACTCAAGTTGGCGGTGGTCTTCCAACATCAGGCGGTACAATGTCTGGTGCTATTGCGATGGGTAATAATAAGATTACTGGTCTTGCAACGCCCACTGATTCGGCAGATTCAACCACAAAAGCCTATGTAGACGG